AGATTACACTTTCAAACTTACGTTCTGATGGTGAAATCGATGAGCGTGATTTTATGGACAGAGCTGAATTACTTTGTTCATTAGGTCAAACCGTTATGATTTCAAACTTTCAGGAATATTACAAAGTTGTTGAATATTTCTCTAATTATACCAAAGCCAGAATGGGATTGGCAATGGGTGTAAACAACTTAGTTGATATATTTGATGAGAAATACTATCGTCACTTAAGTGGAGGTATTCTTGAAGCTTTTGGAAAACTATTTTACCGTGACATGAAAGTATTCTTATACCCAATGTTAGGTGAAAATGGAGAAATTATAACTTCAGATAATCTGAAAGTTCATCCTAGAATGAAAGAATTATATAAATTCTTTAAATTCAACGGAAAAGTAGTAGACATTAAAGATTACAATCCAGACATATTAAATGTATTCTCTCGCGAAGTATTAAAAATGATTGGTCAGGGAAAAACGGGCTGGGAACCAATGCTTCCATCCGGAGTAGCAGAAATCATAAAAGAACACCATTTATTTGGATATCATCCTAAGAAAGAATTAGAACAAAATTCATAAAAAAAAAGTCCCGATAAATATAATCGGAAAATCGAAATGTTCATAAATACAAATCGAAATGTTAATTTTTTTTTCGTCATGTCACCTTAGTTGCTGCATACTTTTACATAAGCAAAAAGACCGTAATAAACGGTCTTTTTTAGGTCGTTTCAGCTACCTAGCGCAGCGTTATCCTTTCGGCGTGTTGGCATTCGGTAAGACTTTCTCTTATGCAAACTTACATAATAATTTTAAATGCAGTTTAACCAACGTTTAAATTAAACTTTACCATATTGCCTTGTAAAAGCTCTTTGGTCAGCTCGAGATTGTTATCGTAAATATGAACGTTGGCAAGAAAAAGAGTTATGCTTTTCAATTTAAGATTAATTTTCTTGCTTATAAGGTACAAATGATAAATATCCGACGGCAACCCTAGATTACCGTCAGAACTTCGCTGATATGCGCTTAGAATCAATTTTCCGTTATCAATCTGAAACTGTATTAGGCTTAAGCACGGTTGCTGATTGCTTTCAGTATCATTTGAACCTAGAAATAAGACATAATTTTTTGAAGATCGCTTCTCCTTATTAATTTTTTCTATCAATTTTGGCAGTTTCTCAAAATATGTAGGGTATGAGTTTACCAGAATTGGACCGCAGTAGTCCCACCAGCTTACGCCAATTTCACGGTAAGCTTCCGTAGAACGTTCGCCAGCCATAAACAGCGATAATTCATCCTTTAATTTTTTCTTAGCAACTGCATGGCTCTCGAATAGTTCAAGAAGATCAATTGGTTTCAGCCGTAACACTTCGTTTTGCAGAAATGTAATTGAACCTTTTTTATTCTCCTGGCGTTTGCCTTTTGCAATTATCTTGTTTAACGTTTCGTGATATTTATTCGTTTTTAATTCTATTGTTCTTTGATTGATGATTGATTTATTATATTTGCACTTCTCAGGTTAATTAAAAACATAGCAAAGCCACCATAAGAAGACTTTTTGTCCTCCAACGGTGGCTTTGTGCTAAATTAAATTACCCTGAGAAAGTATTAATTTGTTGGAGGACTTTTTTTACCACTCCTCCTGTGGGTTATTTTTTTAAAAAGCTTATAATTTTCGCTTTATTCTTAAAGAAAATAAAAAGCATTAATGCAATTATGATCGGGACCAGCCACCATAAATTGACAGTAGTTCGATGCGACTGTATCTCTTCTCCTTTTTTTTTGTTTTCGCTCCCTGCTTTAATATCTTTTTTAACATCCTGTGATTTTGAAGATGCGGAACCCTTATTTACTTTTATGTCGGTATGCTCTTTTGCGGCGGTCGAGCTCTCATTGTTATTATAGGTTTTCTCAGTGGTCTTTTTAGTATTGTTCAGTTCAACTAGTTCGCCATTTCCACCACGATATGATGAAGGTTTAGTATTGTCAATTGGCTCTAAGATTTCTTTAAGTGTAAATGTTTGGTTTTTAATATTGAAAAGAAGTTCCTGACGCCTCTTTACATTCAAAGCCAAAGAATCATTATTTAATTCTAATTTTTTAATACTGGAATTGTCAACCAAATTAGTTTTAGAACTTTCGGCTTCTCTTTTTTTCTGAACATCTCTGCTGCTTATACAGGAAGAAAACAGCAGCAACGGCAGAAACAAAAAAAGCGAGCCCTTTTTTATAAAGTTAATAGCAATTTTTGCCAAGGTAATTCCATAAATAAGGTAGATCATTTCCATATAAAATTGGAAATTGAAGCCGTATAAAATAATTACAGAGGTAATAAGGTCAATAAAAAAAAGCGACAAGGCAATAATTTTTGTCAGCCTGTAGGATTTGACTATAAAAACAAAAAAAACTACGCATAAAGAAGCAGGTAAGGCATATAGACTGCTCATTAAGGGATAATAATAAGACTGGTATAGTGACACTCCTGGCGTGACATAATCATATTTTATGCAATAGTAATGACTGGCTAAAAAGATTATTAGTCTTAATAACACCAAACCTAATAGACAGATCTGTATTTTTATATGCATTCTTTTTTCCATAATTTTTAAATATAACAAGGGCGTTGATGTACGCCCCTGTAGGTTAATTACTTTCCCGTACCCATCGGCGGCACGATATCCTCTGCAATAGATCTACTTTTACTAGACGGCACTGTATTAGCACCTGCAGATATCAGTTTGCTTTTTAGCACTGATTTTAAAAATTTAACTTCTCCTTTTAGGCGTTTTGCCTTTTTGCGTAGTCTTCTAGTTTCGCACATGTTTATAATTGGTTTTAATTTAATAATTCAAGTACCCTTTAATAGCACTTCTTTTTCTGACTTTACGACAAACTTCGATACCTTCACGGCTTCCAGTATCATTTGTGTTTCCTTCGATTGTATAAACATTCACAGCATCGAATTTTTCTACAATACCGGTATGCCCTAAACCTCTGCCATAGTCCATAATGAATACCGAGCCTATTATTGGCACTAACGATTTACACTCTTTAGGTGCCTCATTCCACGCCTTTAGCACCCCGCCTGTCTTTACTGCAGTATTAGTAACTTTCATTTCTTCGGATGCTCTCTTAAAACACCAAAAAACAAATGCCATACACCAGCTGGCAGGAAACCCAATTCCAACACTAGCTAAATAAGATTGAACAGGCTGACCCCAATTTGAACCTAAAGGTTTTTCCTGCTGGCCAATTTGCGAAATCGCAACTTCCAATGCTTTATTTGATAGTTTCATTATTTCTTAAATATTACGTTTAGATAAAAAACAAACATGTATCCTGGCAATAGGAAATTAGTAATTGTCTCGTAGAAATTTAATCGCTCATTTAATGGAGATGACATAATATTGTGATAATCTACAATCAGATAACCAGCCATAAATGCGCTCCATGCGAAAAGCATAAAATTCAAAAAAACCAGAATTCCGCCATGCTTGGTAGATAGTTTAAAAATCAGCGCCATGACTACCGTCATAAATGCGTATGCTGATATGTTCAATAGTACTGTGTTCATAATTCGTCACTTTTTTTTATTATTTTTTTTTCTAATAGTTTGATAAATAAGTTGGAAAAAACCGTTAGTATCGCGGTAATTCCAATACCCTGCTGAATGCTTAGTTTTGACGTGTCCATTAAAGCCGGAACAATTGCCAAACTTATAATTAAGGACAAAATAGTTTCTGCAATAATCCATTTAGCATCTAATTTGTTTACGGATTTCGCAACCTTATACCCCGTGGCGAGTAATCCGGTTAAACCCAAGAATATAAAGTATTCGAAATTCATGTAGTCTTTTTTTTGCATTAAACAATTCTTCTTTTTAATCCCAGATAATTCAAAATTATATCCTCAACATAAGTGTTATCACCCTCCCAACCATTATACTCTTCCTCTGTCATTTCATAAGTTCCAGAGAGCAACTCTTCGCATTCTTTATTCTGGACAGCATAAAAAACATTTGCTGTTTTTGCGTTGGTGTAGAACGCTTCTACTTTTACTACAACTTGGTTTGCTGCCTTTGGCGGCAAACCTACCTTTACCGGTTCTATTAATACCATATCTTTAATTATTAGTTCGTAAAATACTTTTTATTCTCCAGCCCGTTAAAGCTTTTGCCCCAACAGTCATTCGCAATATATAGCCAACATTGTTATCTGATGTTTTTACAGCAAATAGTCTAAAAACCGATATTTTTGAAGTTGCACCTGCAGCATCGACATTTATACTTTCGCTTTCCTGATCAATGATAACATTAGAAGGATTTACTATTGCTAAATCGACTGTTCCGTCTGCTCCGCCAGCTGCATAGCTGAACTCCATTGTAATTCGGAAAGTATTTGTTGTTTTCTCATCTACATCTAATACTTTATTTGCACTCAATAATTCAGATGTTGCTGCTCCAGTTCTTGACGCCAGTGTATCTACTTGCCATGTGAAAAGAGTAGCATTTGTCAGCTGTATATCTACAGTTGAATTAACAGCAACAGCGCCCTGAGCAGCACCGTTATTGTTTATTTTAATAGTAGTTATAGTTCTCTCCCACGTGCCTGTTCCTTTTGTTGTATTAGCAAGTATACATCTCTCAAAAAAGGGCCTGTTATTTCCAGAAGCAACATTTATACGCAAATCTTCAACAACATCGGAACCAGAGTTATTTACTCTTAAATACATTGGCGAAAATGTTGTTTTTTGAAAATTATTCAAATAGACATCTTTGAGGGTAGAATCTAAAAGAACCCTTCCTGTGGCATTAGGAAAGTAAATATTATTACTTGTTGGCGTGGGGTCGAAATAAATAAGAGTTGTCGACGCCCCATTTTGACCAACTATTCTTGCGTTAACTGCATCAATAGAGATTCTTTTTGTTGCTGATGCCGTAAAATCTGCACTATATAAATTTAAATTTATATATGTCCCTGTATTGAAACTCTGTGCCTTAACAGAACTTCCGAAGACTTGCGCCAATGTCTTTTGCCAACCCCACCAGTTAAAAAGCTTTAATCTTGAAATTACCTTGTTATCTTCGGTAACAGCGGCGTTTATTTGCGTTTCTGCATCTGTGGCAAGTATAGCAGTTAGTTTTATTTCATTTAAAACTCTGCCCATTTCAGCGGTAAGAGCCTTAGTTTCACCACCTGTGGTAAGGTCATTTACTAAGACGGTGCCTGCTGTATTTTGAATCGACTCAATAGCATCGACAATTTCTTGAAACGTATCAAGATTTACATTATCAGAACTAAGCAGTGCATTAATGGCATTGATCTGGTTCTGGAGCACAACGCCCTGTTCAGCTGAAAGCATTGCAGAGGCTCCGCCTGATGTGAGATTATTGACAATGCTTAAATACTGATGTGCAATTTTTGAAAATTCATCAAGTGGCGCATATCCGCCGGCTATGCCTTTATTCTCTTTTTTTTCTGTACCGGAAAGCAGTTCACTGTGCGCATCCGGGTCGGATAGATGCGCTTCTAGCTGCGTTTTCTCCGCCTTGGCATTGAGAACCTGCTGTAAACCGCTGATGCTGTTCTGAGGTATTGCCTCATCTTTATGAAAGTAGGAATCCATCCAAGCCCAAAATTGCAGCTGGGTAGGTTTTAAGCCAGTTTTAAACCAGCTTTTCAGTGTGTTTTTATCTGTTGCCATGTTTTAATATTTTATCCAGACCCCTAAATAGCTCACCATGGATGCTTCTCTCATTTCTGATGCCCCGCAGATGACAGTTATCTTATAACTGTCTTTTTCCCATTTGCACCAGAAACCATCATCCTGATTTACGTCACCAGAAAATTTAATCTGCTTTATAGAAGGCATGAAACCAGCCAGATGATCCATTGTATATCCGGCAGGCGGATAAACGTATAGATAGTTTTTCTGGTAATTATTATAGTTTTCCCCAAGCTGCCACGTATTTACCAAACCTGATCCGCTATCGACTTTTATCTGGGGGATTTTAAGCTTCTCTAAAGCCTGAACCCTCTGCTGCAAAGCTGCTAAATCTGTCTGCTCTGCTTTAGTGAGATCAAGATCATCAGTTGTTGCCTTGTCGGCTTTCAGGCTTAAAGCCCCGGCAATCTCTTTAGTTTCAACAGGACGTTTAAAGCTGCTCCATGGCCAAGAAATATCCGCAGTGCCTAAAGTGGCGTAACGTATGGCATATACCTCTTTACTGGTTCCGTTCTTGAAAGGTTTAGAGACTTTTTCTTCAATAATAATTACAGTTGAAGTTTCACTAAGGGATGCCTTCCTAAATTCGAGAAGTTCATCGTTTATGAAGACAACACCGTTCTCTACAGTAGAGCCAACGGCATTGCATCCTGATATAATTGTAAGATTACCGGCCAGACTTCCAAATGCATTAAAGATTTGAAATGTTGTCTGCAGCTCCTGGAGTCTTTCGCCTGTCAGAGGATACCCTTCCGTCTGTACAAAGTTTGAGTTATTCATTTTATGGAATTGTTAGTATTTTATAATGTTTTCCGCCTGTTTTATAAAAATCAATATGGGCCATGAGTCCAAATATCTTCGTGTCGTAGAGTTCCTGAGGCACCCATACGATAAAATCATAACCGCTGTCCGACGTTTCAGCATCTGTGTAAAGCCAGATGATGTCTTCTTCTGCCTGTGTATTGAGCCATACATCCTGATTTTCTCCTTCGGTGAAAATATAAAAGGGTTCGCGTTCCAGGCCATTGCCTATATAAATACGACGTTTTTGCGGGTCAAACTTATCATTCAAAGAGCCTCTGAGTGAGCAGACCTGTCCGGTATGCTCCACTTTATATATGTTTTCTAAGCGCCAGTTGTACCATAAATAATACAGAGAATCAATAGGTTTTATGATCGCCTGCAGAATAGCCACTAAAGCAGCTTTTCTTAAAAATGTCGGCAAGTAGAGGCAAGCGAGTTTATTGTAATCTATTTTATACCACATAGCTTATGTTGTCAAATCCCTGAACTTCAAAATAACCGCTTACCGGAATAGTCTTAATATTAATCGGCTGTGGTTGTGCATATCCTCCCAATTGCGCATCAATCCATGAACTCTGCGCGCTTACTATGGTAGGTATTTTCACACCTGGCACCTGCTGCAGTTTATCAGTTAAATGTGCCAGTGCCAGCTGGCCGTCAAAGGGAAGTTCTTTCATATATTCCAATATGGCATCGTTTACCGGATAATTTCCATTTAGAATACTCATGCCGTTTTCATCCAGAATCAGAGCATCACGCTCAATTTGAATAGACAAATACAGGCGGTCAGGCAAAAAATTAACCACATCAACATCAACACCCGCCCATTTAAATTCCTCGACATATTCAATAAATGAGGCAAGTCCGCTTGCAGAGATAGGAGCCAGCTTATTGTTGATCTCACCTGCTATTTTTATAACCAGCCTGCCTGGCGGCTGTGTAACGGCGGCGTATTTGACAATCTTTGAAGCTTCAATCTGTTCCGGTGTTGCATTGCTATTTTCAAAATAATCTTTATCGGTCGCCAGGGAAAACCCATACTGAAATTTCAAAGCCATATACTTATACCAGCTTGGCCTGCCTGACTTTTGATTTTCCAGTTTATCATCAATTTCAGATTTGTGTATATCAAAAAGATTTTCCACGGTATATATTGCAAAAGCAACAATATCAAACAATATGCTCTCGATAGCTACATTGGAGAAAGTGTCCTGAAAAAGAGCACCAATTTGAAAATTATAAAGAGAACTCAATATTCCATTGTTCATAAATGAAGTGGTGATCTCTAATTTTATTTCTGCTGTTGTTCTGGCCATTATCTAATTATAAATGTGTTTTCAATGCTCATAGCGCCAATACCGTCATCAGGTATTATCAATGATTGATCTGAATCGCTCAGCGCAGTGGCCGGCTTGATTTGGTTTCTCTGGTAATAATTATAAACAGGTGCATTTTCAATTTCAACATTATAAAGCTGTGCTACATAAGGTTCGTCTGTAATGCTTATAGCGGGGTCAATTTTAAATATGTTTTCCAGAGACCCGCCCTGAATGGCAATATCAAGAAAGCTTTGACCTTCCAATGCTGTTATATCCATTATTATTTTTGATTAATTAAAAATTCGGAGCTATCGGCAGAAACCAATACTTCTGCATTTATGCGATCTGTTTTTAACTCTTTTTGAAGTTCTGTTTTGAACTTCTGGCTGTTGGTGATCACTGTATCACGCATGTAATTTTCAATTCCAAACCCAAGTGTTGGATTGGCTTTGAATTCGCCTTTTTGAGCGATAGTGATCATGTGGCAGCGCTGATAATCTATGTTGTCCAGGACAACCCCGCTTATTATTTTACCCGAGATATCTCTCTGAACATCGATTACTAAATTAAAATCCTGGTCTACTGTTACCCCTGTCATATAATGGTTCCTTTAGTTGTGGTTTTTCCAGTCTGAGCGGCTGCGGTTCCGGTAGTGCTTACATCTTGTCCCGGTTGTACTTCTGCAGTTTTGACAAAACCAAAAATTACTGCAGATAGTTTTTCTGCCAAGACTTCGACTGAGTTCTGCGGATCGTTATTGGTCTGCATTTCTGTAAATATTGCCAGCAGTTCGTTTTTTAAATTTTCTTTGTTAAGCGCCATTACTTAAATATCTTTTTAAAATCAGCCTCCACTGCTTTCAATTTTTGCACAGTAGCCGGGCTCATGGTTCCTGCTCCGGCAGGGGTGTTGATAATTGCATTGTTGATCTCTGCTATAAACTTGCTAAAAGTGTCAATAAGAGATATGCCGCCGCATTTGATTTTTATAAAATCGACCTCAGAACAGCGAAGAACAACAGCCTCAGTTTTTAATCCATCCAAGATGCCCACAACCACATAGCTATTGTCTTTTGGAAAAACAGTAAACTGATTTTCAATTGTATCATCGACAGCGTCCAGCCTCACTCCGGTAAGGTCCGGGGAGCCTTCTCTTTTTACCGTGCAGGTTTTATCTGTTATATCGGTTGCGATTCCTGAAACAACCTGAATAAAGCGGGAAGATTGTATCTGTTTTTTCATTACAAGACTAAACAGTTCTTCGACTTGCGGCATCTTTGATCATATTAAGAGTTAGTAAACTTTGTAGCTGAGCGTATTTTTCCTGGCAAAACCATTATCGTCGTACGAGATTTCCACTGTCTCAACCATATAAGTTCCTTCACGCTCCGGGTTCTGTTCATCGATCAGCTTGAGACAATCCCCGCACCTGGTCAATGGATTCCCAAATCCTGTCACCGACCCGGTGTAGCCGTCGAAAACTGCTTTAGCCAGTACTGCATTTGCTTTTTGGGTTAATTCTGCCTCGGTAAAATTCCCCGCGAAATTCAATGTCTTTTCGCTTGCATTGGGGTGTTTAGACCCTACCGTGACGGTTTTCTTTTTACCATTGGGAAGATTGGCCACCGCTTTAAAACGCACCTGCATATCTTCTTTGCGTTTATATTTTAGATCGTTAGCCTTGACATCTTTCCGGATATCGTAAGTATGAACTTTACTGAGGTCGGCAAAATCGTATGCTAAACCCACTTTTAAAGTGTTTCCGGTAATTCTTGAATACAAACCGTTGTCGCTCTGCAGATCCTGAATCACTTTATACGAGCTCGCATTGTCAATTTGGAATTTCCCTAAATTGACCTGCGGGCAGTCAATTTCAAGTCCGGGAAATATTTCCTGCAGCACCTGCTTTAAATTGGCGCCTGGGTAATTCTTTACCCAGTTATTCTGTTTAAAAGGCCACATTTTGTCGTCACAGTGTATCACCAGAGGCGCATCTGCCTCAATCTCACTTATGTATCCTTCGAACTCCTGATTATAAACCCCATTATATCCAAGGTCTATTTTAACCGGGTCACCAACTTTTAATAAATCCAGGATTGGTTTCTGTCCGATTTTGCCGTAAGCTTTCGGCACCACTAATTTTGCCGTCGAACTTAGCTCCTGAACGGTCTGCGTAATAGTAAAACTTGTAATGTTATTCAACTGAATATCGCCGAGTACGGCTTTCGAATTCATGTTCAAATACAGCATAGCATTTTCTTTTAAGGGTTTAGCCTGTACCGCTAAGGATAAGATCAGCAGGCAGATAGAAATGACTTTTTTCATTTGTGTTTTTTTTATTTTTGTGTTAATAATTGGTATTCTAAATCTTTTATTGCTCTCATTTTGAAACTATATGCGATTGTATCTTCAAAGCCTTCTACAAAATCGATCTGCACTTCGGAAATGTAAATCGCTGTAATTTCAAGTGCGTCAAAAATCTCACTCGATACATTCCAGATTCCGTTGAACTTGAAAATTTCATTTAGCTGTTTGAGCTTATCTGCCGGAAACGTATGATTGTCCATATCGATCAAAAGACCTTTCCAGTCGATATCATAAGGTGATGTGTTGTAGCGCTCCACCACCTCGATATCGTCAACATTATCAATACTTGTGACAATTAGTTTTTTCTGCCTGCTAAAACTCAGCATAGGAGGCGTGGCAAAAACATTATCGTATTCTTCGGCAATCTCCCGGAAGGCAAAATCAAACTCAATTTTGTCCCGGTATAACTTCACTTCATCGAACTTGGTTTTATCATCCCAAAGAAGCACCTGCGAGTTTTGAGGCTGTTCTACCTCTGCTTTGAAACCTTTGCTGGTAAGTGTGCTGCTCATTTTAGCAGCTACAAAACCAAAAGCTTTTTTAAATCGGTCGCCTAAATTTCCTTCCATTTACAATGATTTTAGTAAGCCTTGTTCAGATAAAAATTTTAATTCTTTGACTCTCCTGGCAAATTCGTCATCACTAAGATCGTCGGGGTTTTCTTTGAAATACAATCGTATCATGGCATCATACTGAAAACAGATCTGCTCAATATCGATCGAGTCGTCTGATTGTGCAATTAGAGGTATATCCTCTAATTGCGTCAGACATTTTTTATGATTCCCTTTCTAATAACAATAAGTTCAGAGATTGTCGACATGACCCCGCTAAAAAGATCATCGTTTGCAAGCACTTCGTCTTTATGCGATAGCAGGCAGGCTTTGACTAAAATGTCATCTGCTTTTTTAGGGTCTGAATCCATATATCTTCTAAACTGTCCTAAAACTGTTCGGGACGGTACACACACTAAAAAATCGCGGGTGTTGCCTTCGTCATCAATTGGCACCTCTGCCAGTCTTACATCGAGTCCTTTTGCTTTGGCCGCATCGATCATTTCCTGGGTGATGCCGTCTGGCAATTGTTTTTTCTGTTCTTTCATTTTAAACATTGAATTTCATTTCCGTAGGAAATAGTTCGTACTCTTTTTCGATTTCGCCGTCGTTGGTTACTGTACGGCCATTACCTTTGAATTTTGCTGTGATGATGTCTTTTATCATTTCATTTTCAGAATTCAAAAAAGTAACAATTATTGGGAAAGGCCTGATTAAGGCAATATCACCGTTTGGTGCACTTTTCTCCATCATGGCTATTGCATCAAGGGGCAGGGTTATTTTGGCGTCCATTTCTTTGGCTCCCATTCTCCAGCCCCTGGCATCTCGTCTGAGCCCTCTTTGATATTCATGCGCATAATTAGAGTTGTATTCAATTGACGAGGGGTTGATATCGTAAAGACCGTTAAGGGTTACTGTGACATCACCTGATGAATACACCTCATGCATTCTTTTTACTTTTGCCATTAGATGCTGGTTTTAAGATTAATTGTCCCTACGAGCTCGTTTATTGTTCCGGTTGGAACGACAGTAAACTGAACATCGAGTATTTTGTTGCCAATCAAATCACTGGAAGGGTCAACAATTGTTCTGCCTAAGCTGATAAGGCCTGCAGCTGCCATTCTATTAAAAACATCATCGCCGATCGCATTGTAATATTCTACCATATCTACCGGAAGCAGACCCCCCTCAAGCGGTACAGGCTTTTTTATTTCAGGCAGATAGATCAGACGCAGTGCTCTTATACACTGGTCAATGGTATGTGAAAAATAAATCGTGTGCTGATTCATATTTCCATTAGCATCGATCACAATCGGTGCCATAGTAGGCCCATCGTTGAACCAGTATCCTGCGATTCCCTGGTACTTAATTGGAACGATATATCCTTTATCGTTCAAAGTTTCAAGAGATTCGAATACATCTTTGTATTTCTGGTGATTGGAAAGTCCTCCGACCATCCAAGAATTTAAAGGCACATTCTGTATGTTTTTGGTTTCCACTTCACCGGGGTTTCTATTCCAGGCGTGTGAAGCAATTACCCCTAAAAAGGTTCCAATATCAGCAAACTTTTTAGCGTTTCCGGTAAAGGCTTCTGCGTGGTTCCAGTCCTGGGCGATAACCATACTTACTTTTGTTGCCGATATCTTAACCGGGTCCTCACCGACGATAATTTCAAAATCTCTCAGGTCAGACAGTGTGCTTAAAGTGTCTGAAATCCCATACCCTTCAACTATTGTATGCAGCGGCATATCATTTTGCCCTGCCCAAACTGCCAAATTCTGCAGTTCCGAAATTGATTCATTTAACGCTGTTGGAAGTCCGTTAATTAATGTGATTGCAGCCTCTGAATTCACGAAAAAAGCTAAATCTGAGATCATACCCTCTGCACTTACAATAAGTGTTTTCGCTGGTGTAATCATATTTTTAAGCGCTACCGTATCGGCAAGCAGCATAATGTGAAGAATTCTGCCCGGTCCGTTTATTCGATAGAATTCAGAGATATGGCGGTACACGTGCATATTGTTGTCCAGATCATAAGCCGCTGTAATTCCCAGCGCTTCGGCATCTTCAATACGGCGCAGAACGTACGCCGTATCGAGTGCTAATTTTCCTGCTACTGCAGCACCGTTGCCAATAAGTCCAAACTGGCGGGAATCGCCTGCTTGGTTGGCTCCAATATTGCCTTCGCTAATTGATACACCTCTTAAACTCATTTTAAACCGCTTTTAAAGTTTCTTTAAACTGAGTTAGTGCAGCAATGAAAGAGTCAGCAGAGTTGCTTTCGGTTTTGATCTCGAAAAATTTTACCAGAGCTTTCATCGGCTGATAGTTCTCTTTCTTAAGTTCCAATTCCGCTAAAATCTTTAGGTTTTTTTCTTTTAGCTCTGCATTCTGGGCATCTTTGTTTTGGTCTGCAGCCTGCTCTTTTTTCTTCTCTGCAGGCGTTCTCACAAACTCTGCA